CTTGATAAACCCCCAAGCATATGGATAAGACCAAAGCCATAAAAACCAAGACCAGGTAAAAACTTAAAGTGTACGAAGTAAGGTATCTTTTGTTTTGTTGGGTCGTTAGGTTTGTAGTTTCTGTAGATAGATAAGATTTCGCCTGAGTTTTGATCAACTGTGATAATATAAGGAAGTTTGATTCCAGTTTGTTCTCCATTCTTGTCTAAATCTTCGAAGCCTTCTATATCGCATTCAGCATGAAACTCTATTAGATTTAAATCATACTCCTCATCTGTTTTTTGCACACCTTCAAGTTTATCCATTTTATCTTGAATTGGATTTTCTTCAGAGATTCCTGGATTTAATTCTATGTCTCGATAAAAACCTGACACTTGTTTTTTACGTAAATCATTTTCTGACATTTTTAAAACATGTGCAATACGTTCTGCTGACATTAAGTCTGAAGCGTTGTAAGGAACAACTAAATCTTCACTAGGAATAAATTTTGCAACAGCTCTATTCTTCTGTCCATCGTAATAAACTTTTTTAAATGCAGAACCCGCAAGAGGTAAATGAAAAAGTAATTGATCCATCTCAGGNTCATACTCTTGCATCACATTTGTAATTTGATAATTCATGAAATCTTTTACACGTTCAGCTTGTGCTTCTTTGTCTACAGAAATTTCACCAACAATATTTACATCGACAGGTCCTTTAGCTGGTAACATTTCTTTGTAAGCATGTGCTTGAAATTGTGTAACTGATTCTGCTAATAGTGGATGTGTAACACCACTTGCTCCTTGAAAGGGTTGTGATCTTTCATCATATTTAAAACCAAGTAAATCTAATCCTTTTGAAAAGCCTTCGACCCAATCTTTTCGTGAACTTTTATCATCTTCAAACTCACCTAATAATTTATTGGAAATTCTTGTTAATTCATCTTCTTCTACAACTTCTGCTAAGTTTGCATAAAAATCAGTTGAGGGTGCTTGTAGTGGTGGGTTAATTAAAGCCCCGCCATCTTCCGTCATTTCGATATTTATTTCTTCGGATTCTCCAGGTGCATCAACTATAATTTCTTCTTGAGCCTCTAGTGCTGCATTTTCTGGTTGTACTTTTTTATCTATAGCCATAACTTCCTTTTATTGTAATTTAGTTAAACATTCTACCTAATTTATTTACGCCTCTTTCAATGAAACTTTTTGTGCTATCTTTAGCCTCTTCAGCAGTTAGAATGCCATCACTGGCTTTGGCTTTTTCAAGAGCAGAACCTTGCATCATATTTATGCCATCAATAAGAAGATTAATATTGTCTTCTGATGATCCTCCAAAGTCTACGTCTATTTCCTTGTCTCCTATACTTATTGATCTTGCTTTTGCAAGAGCTAAGGCTATTCGTGTTACTTTATCATCATCAAAAACCTCTCTACCTTCTTTTTTATATAGATCTGTCAATACAGTTTCTATCATATTTAAATTTTCATCAGAAATATTTTTTGATGATTCAGCAGAGCCACCATCTTTAAAAGACATTGGTCCTTCGCCTACTCCAAGAGATCTAGCAAAATCAGGATTAGCACTTAAAAGCATATTTTGAAAATCTGGATCTGATGCCATGCTCTCGGCAAGGAAAGTCATTGGACCTCCAGCCATAAACAGTTTACCTGATTTAACTGCTTTTGCTATTTCTTTTAAAGCAGCTTTAGCCTTATCAGGAGCAGATTTAAAAAGTTTATCAACTTGTGCTAAAGCAAAATCTAAATTTAATTGTTGTGCTTTGTTTAATGTCTTTTTACCAATCTCTTGTATCTTTGAATAAACTTGTGATTGTATCTTTGGTTTCTTTACACCTGTAGCTGTTGCTTTGTTTTTAAATACAAAATCAAAATTCTCATCAAGGTATTTATTTTGAAAAGCCATGCTAATAACAGGTTTATTATTTTTAATAGTAATGGCATTTTTATATTTTGGTTTAACTTTTACTTTTCCATCCTTACCTACAGTAACACCTTTATCTAAAATATCTTTACGCATTTGTTGTGCATAGCCAGATAAGAAACCTGAATTTTTAACGGTGTCTATTTGACTATCGTTTAATCCTTTAAGTGCCGTGGTCCGATATTTTTTCATCGCTTTGTTAAAACCATCAAAGTTATCTTCGTAGTCCATGATGTTTGGTACATTAACAATTTCTCTTATTTGTGCTGACTTGATTCCTTTATCTTTAAACACCTTAAATATTTCAGGGCCCATGGGTCTTTCAACCTTTGATGATTTTAAAATATTAGCAATACGTGATGAAGGTCTATTGGTTACTGTATCACTTGGCACGTTCAACGCATCCATGACATCGGTCATTGTTTCAGTTGTCGAGCTTAACTTTGGTTTGTTCTTTAAATTTTGTACAAGTTGGCCTAATAACGCATCACCGCCCTTGTCCATATGAACAATGCCACCTTCTTTTTTAGCAACAGTTGGACCTACTCCAAAATCTTTTAGCATTTTTAAAACATCAGAATCACTAATAGATTTTATTGTTTCAATAGTAGAGATATCTAAATCCGTTGGATCTAATCTTCCAACTTCTACCAACCTATTAAATAATATGTTGTGTAATGGATTATCNAATTTTTCAGCCATCAGTAATATTCCCTTTGTTGCGTGATCCGTGGTTCATCCTGATAGTCATCTGGTAGATTAATAAAGCTACCTTGACGAAAACGCATTAATGCCTGTGTAGTTGAATCAACTAAATCATCGTACTCACCATAAGGGAAAGCAGCACATTCTTCAATAACTTCTTCTGCCCATCGCTTATCAGCAGGATAATAAATCTTACCAGCTTCAAACAAAGGTGCAACAGAGTTTACACGTACATGCTTATCGTTTCCTTTACTTGGTGTAAAATTGACAACAGGGACTCCTATTTGACGTAATTCGTGAGTTAGGGGTGTACCCGTTGCCTTAGCTTCGATTATCACTGTCTCTGGTTCCCAGTACTTATACTCCTCTAATGCAATTTTTTTTAATTCAGGGAAGTCCCACCTCCCCTTACGAACATCAACCAAAATTAGGTGTGGCCCCTTGTTCGGAGGATAGAAAACTCCCCACGTGGTGATCGCAGAAAAATCGGCTGTTTCTTTTTTACTGAATGCTGTGTCATAACTTTGTATGATATGTACCAAATCAGGAATTTCTTTTTCTTTCCATTCTTGCCACCATTCTCTTTTGATGATTGATCCTTCTTCGGAGGTTGGATTTTGTTGCCATTGNGCTTGCCACTTACCTTCNGACAAAGATGCTTTGACTCCTTCTAATTCTTCTAACTTCCAATAGTTTGGCCAGACAGGAGTATTNCTAGGCATGATTGCAGGAAATTCTATGACTTCCCATTTATCTGCTTTCGGTTCTGATTGTGCGTTTAACAATTTGCCTGTTAAATCTTTCGTGGACCAACGTGTCATAACAATGACAATCGCACCACCTGGTTGCAAACGTTGACGAGGACCAGAAGTATACCACTCGTATGCTGAATCCATAGCCGTTTCACTTAATGCATCTTGCTCGGAATGTGGATCATCAATAATTAATAAATCTGCACCACGACCGGTTATCGCACCACCGATACCTGCTGCATANTACTCGCCACCTTTGTTTGTTTCCCAACGTCCTGCCGCTTTGGAGTCTGCTGCAATTTTACAATCTTCAAATACTTGTGCAAATTCACTTGTATCAACAAGGTTTTTCATCTTACGACCAAACCTAACTGCAAGTTCTCCTGTGTGTGTTGTTTGTATCACCTTTAATTTTGGATTTTTTCCTACCATCCATGCAGGAAACAAATAAGAAGCAAACTCTGATTTAGTGTGCCTGGGGGGCATGTTCACTATCAATCGTTTAATCTTTCCACTGGCAATATCTTCAAACTTCTTTGCAATTTTTACGTGATGATTTCCTTCAATAAATTCAGGCCAAACGTGTTTAACAAAGGGAATAAACCTTTTTTCGGCTAAATCTAATTTTCTTAATTGCTGCTCTAATAGTTCTTTTTGGAGTTGAGACTCCGTTTTGTTTTGCATGGTATTGTTTGTATCAAACTGGGGGCGTAGTGTAAATTATTTTATACCGGGGCTAGTTTAGGGGGGTGGGGGTAAAGGTAAAGGGGTTTTTGTTTTTTGGATCTGATGTAAGTACCTAGAGCCATGGTTCACGGCTCTAGGTTAATTAATTATTTTAAAGCTTTTAATAATGATGTGANTTTNATTACTTCNTCTTGTTTCCAATATCGAGAACCAGTNTCATTGTTTGGCTCTTGATTTATATCATTTATTAAATTTTCTATTTCATCTTTTAAATATGGAGCTACACTCAAAGCAACTAAAACATAATCCAAGCAACTTGATTTTATGTCCTCAGAAACATTTGTTTTGTTTTGGTTCATCATTTATTTATATTCCTTTTTAATTTTAATTGTGAAGTCTTTAATAGTCATTGTTGGATTGCTTTTTAATTCTCTTCCTAATCCATCAATAATTATTGATGCTTGTTTCAATATGTCGTCAGCTCCTTCAATTCCTTGTTGATCTGCTTTAGGATTTGAAAAAACTATTTTAGCCATATTAAGAGCTGCCCACCAACTCGGAACAATACTAACTGTTTTTGTTTGTTGTTTCATATTTTCATTTCTCCATTTTCTTTATCTTGTAGTTTATTATTTTCCTCCGAATAAATAGCATTATTAATTCTTGCATTTAATTCTGAATAATAAGGAAAGGAATAAGTGCTATTTTCTTTTGATCTTATAAAATCAGTTAAGGCTCTTCTGATACATTGTAAATCTGTAGTATCTAAATCAATCATTTTTAATTATCCTTTCTAAAATAATTCTAGTTGTTTTGGGTTTGGTTCTTGGTTCATGGTACACGGATCACGATCCAAGAAATTAAAAGACTTGTAAGATTATCAAACAAAGCCCTTTGAATAATTTGTTTATTTACATAAAATCTAAATTCAATTAGATTTTTT